ATGTCAGGTTTCAAAAGTTTTTCTCAAAATACAACGAACCATGCAAAAGTTATCAAAGCTCAAGCAATGGAGCATTCTGCTGTAACACCACCTACTGAAACTCAACCGACACAAGTTCCTGGCAACGTAAAAGATCTGCCTGAGAATAATGAACAAGCTGATCCAAATAACAAATAATTTGTTATTAACAGCGCCTTAGAATCAGTTTTGAGGCGCTGCTACTATAAAGAATAAATTAGTGCACTGATTTATTATACTATTAACTACTTTTATCAATTTGATTTGTTTAGTTATTTAAGAAATTACAGCCATTCATACCAAATAATTGATATAACTAGTCTCTCAGATATGAGGGGCTTTTTTAATTGGATTTTTTACCAATATTTATCCGACTAACTCACTCTATATAAATTAAACCCACCAAAATGGGCGGGCTAATTTTTAAATATTTGAGTTACGAAAGATAAGAATGTTTTTGAGCTAAATAGTTATTCGCAATTCTGGTTGTTTCAGCGTAGGACATTTCCGCGCAAAGCCAAAAATGATAAATGTTTTCACCTACAATAATATAAGTCTGAACACCGAAAACAAAAAAGCCCACTTTTTGAGTGGGCTTTAATATACTGTTTTCACAGTGAATTTTGGTAGGTATATCCAGACTCGAACTGGAGACCTCTACGATGTCAAGATTGCGTCAAAGTGAATACAATATATTGATAAATAATAATATTATGTACTTTTTTTGCCTAAGAATTAGGTCAAAAACGGCTTACCTAACTTCAATAAAATCAGTCACTTAGAAATTCATTCCCCGAAAGTTTTTCGATCACTTTTTAATCAAAAAAACTTTCGGGATTTGTATTCAAGAAGTATTCTCTCCAGTTAAAATTTTATAGGCATCTTCCTGAGATTTACTAAACTCAAGTGAGTCTTGAATCATGCTATTTGTAATCTGAAAAAGCCGAATTAGTTCTTTGAACACAGATTCAGGTACGTTATAAACTTTGCTCAGATATTCAATAGTTCGCTCTTGCTTGTTCTGAATTGCATCAAGAATTGCTGCAATATCGGCAACTTGTTCATAAGCCAGTGCAAAGCCTTCGGCTACATCATTTGCATCATAGACTTGATTTTCAGCAACTAACTGCGTCATACTGTTCATGTAGTTTATTGCTCCATGCGATGACAATACTAAGCCCTTTGTTTTCCGCCAAGAAATTCGCAAGGGCTTTTTTATTGCCTGAATTATGCATTGTAGTTTCCTAATAGCTTTGAAAGCTTGGTTAACCCCTTTGGTGTCACTCTCACCTGCTCTGTGATTTTGATTGTTCCATCAGGCAACTGGATATCCTTAACTTTGTGTTCTAGATAGCCTGCTTTGATTTTGTCTTGATACGCCACCCAATGTTTACTCCCATTACGTTTGTAAATCCAATCATTCAAATTGAGCCACTTATTAAATTTATGTGGTTCCTGCTGTAGAGTCTTAGCAGCATCTGTTAAACACAAGCTTCCATCCGCTGTCGCAATACGATCAAATGCTTCAACTGTTGGCTGCATCACTTCCACTTGCTGCTCTAGTTCAATCACTTTTTCGGAATACGTGAGTAAGGCATTTCGTAAAGCATGTGGATCTGCAAGTAATCGCATTGGATCTATAGGTTTATTGATTTGGGCTTCTAGTTCCTGCCAACGATCTACTAAGCGGGCTGTGAACTCTGGGCAAAGTTGAGCTACTACGATGATACTATCTCGTTTGCCTTGTTCACCAGTGAATACGAAAAATGTACTTGGGCGACCTGCTGTAGGCTTTTCCTCAATTTGAGGAGAAGTAATAACACCTTGGTTTACAAGAGTTTCAATAGTGCGTTTAACATTATCATGACGCTTTTCTACAAGTTCAGAGATTTCTAAACTGGTCATGGATTGGGTTAGTAATGGGACAATTGCATTCATACTTTTACCTCTTTATTTTGATTAAGCAGTAACTCAACAGCCTTATTGATTAAATAATTCATTGAGCGTTCTTCATTCTGCGCTTTCGCTTTCAGCTTTTTGTGAAGTTCATCATTTAGACGAACTTTTACATACACAAATTCTTTAGGTTTCATACTCTCTCCACCATCCCCATTTTGGGGATTTAATAAAATGTACCCGTTTTGGGGTTATTGGTCAATCCCCAAAATGGGGTTATCATCAATTTTATTTTTTAAGCCCTTTGCTATGACTGAAGACGACAACAAAGTAGTTACTATGAAAGTACGTGTAACTCCCGAATTTAGAGAGAAACTAGCTACAACCGCTAAGGAAAATAACCGATCTATGAATGCTGAGATTGTTGATAGACTTGAGAAAAGTTTTGAATCAACAATTTTTACTAATGAACAAAAGATAGAATATGGCAAAGGTTTTTTATCAGGCACTGCCGAAGCTTTCATTATCTTGTATACAGGTATTCTTGATGGATTGAAAAACAGCTATATAAATGATCCCAACCCAGAGTTATTTCTAGAAATTGAGAAATATAAGTTCTTAATAGAAAAATTGAAAATAATAGCAGACAATAAAGATTCAACCCCATTAATTCATGAAATAAATAAACTTCTTTAAATAAGCCTATCATTACTTTAGCCTCGTCGTGTGAATGAGGCTAGTAAAGCAAAAAACATGATGTGTCATACAAGTGTCACTTGTAAATTAATTTGTGACACATAATCTACCGTATTAATTTAGTTATGTGACACATACATGTGTCACATAACTAATTACTTGTTTTCTTTGGATTAACCTTGTTAGTAATAGCAATTATCCTTTTCGCTAAATTAGTTAGGTCTAAGGTTTTCGCTGATCGTGGTTCATATCCTTTTTCGTATAAAAGCTGTTCGACTGATTTACTGTGCGATTCAACATATTTTCCGTTCACATAGATTTCTTCCCACAACTCAAATGCCAGCTTCAACTCTGGTGCATGATTAGGGTGATCGGTATCAAGGGCGGGATGTTGGCTTAAAAGACTGGGGAATGCGTCAGGTATTTCCTGTGGTGTGACATCTCTAAGCTCTTTCAATTTAGGGTACATGTCGTACCATTCATCACTAAATATCTCAGGTTGAGATTGGCGATAATTTCGTAAATCCTCATTTAATTCTTTTATATTTAAATCACCATACTTTGCTGAACCAAATACCTCATAACCAGAGCGGATATTAACCGTTAAATCATTTAATGGTTTAAAGCTGTAAAGACTATTTTTTTCAATTTGAATATGACCAAACTCATACATGAGTTCATCATCTAAGCTATTTTCAAATCTTGTACTATTAAATTTTTTATTGCTTAAAATATTTAAAATGTGATGTATGGCTTTTGTTGAACTCAGGTCATCTAAAGCTATACAATCTATTTTACTAATATTAACATATACAATAGTTTGGCTTTCGAAACCATTTAAAAGCAAAAAACTAGATAATTCATAAATTAATATATCGAAAGTATGGCAAAAATCCTCTATAAGATAGATAAATGAAGAGTATTTTTCTTTTTTCTCATTTAAAATATCTGAGATATATAAGTTATTTTTGTTTAATTCTTTTTTAGAATTAGTGCTAGATATAGGGGTTTCTATGCTTGATACTTCTAATATTTGAGTCGGTATAAGTATACCTTTAAGTTCTTTAAATTTTAATAGATCGGACTTTTTCCAATAATAATCGACAGATTTTAGACATACTTTATCAAGGGTAGCTTGAGTTTCTTCCTTAGTTCCATTTGTATCGTAAATAAGACAGTTTATGATCTCTTCAATATCTGAATAAGTATTATTTGGAGGGGCTACATGGCCAACCTGATAAAATTCATTTACCCTATATAAAGGTAATTTCCTTGTATGGGCTTCTATACTTCCTAAATATACCCCAATATTGCAATATTTATCTGTGTTTGAAAGCAACTCTATCAGCTTCCATACTTCTAAATAGTTATCCCTTATAAGTTTTTCTTTTTCGTCCAATAACCCCATACAACGTACCCTTAGAACACTTCAAACAAACTATCAATTTTGAGATTAAATATACCTCAACTTGGGGGTGTTGTGGGGTGGAATTTGATGTACTATTCAACATAACTCCAAAAATTTTTAGAGATGTTACCTACAAGCTAACTAGATGATTTATGTTATTTATTTTCTAGGAGTAACTTCGTGACATTTTGGAAAGTTGAGCGGGATTCGATGGTTTTTATCTGAGTTAAAAATTAATGAGTACAGATGTTAATATATTTAAAGAAATAATTAAAAAATTCTTCTCAAATGAGAAAAGAATTATTGCTTATAAATTGATAGGACTACTATCAATTGGCTTTTTTATTCTCATTATTATGCTTTACACTTTACAAAAAGAAAAAAGTTTTTTTGATTATGTATATGAAAATATACCATATTTTATTTATTTCCCCATTTTATTATTACTTTTTATTGAAGTAAAACTCTTAACTCCAGGTCAAAATAAGGAGTTAAGTGATATTGATGAGGAGAGTAAATATAGAACCATTAATATTGTAAATAATAATGGCAATATTACAGTAGAAAGTAGCAAGAACAGTAAGCTAACTCCCAATGAGGCATCAAGTGATTTCTCTTCATACTTTATTAATATTATAAATTATTTAGAAAATAAATCGATTGACTCAGATAGGAAAGCATCACTACTTTTAGATAATGGGAAACGGTTTTCTGGACTTGGTATCTTATTTTTCATTGTGGCTACTATAATTTGGCAGTTTCATATAAATTATGTAGGTAAATTTGAAACACACCATATCTACGGAATTGTTTCCACTTCATTAGTTTTTATATTTATTGAATTCCTAAGTGCTTGGTATCTACGTCAGTACAAAAGCTTCTCAGATACTTCTACATACCTTACAAAAATTAAGTCTATCTTTGATAAGTATATGCTTATCTATCTCGTTTCTGTTGAGAAAGGAGATCGGGATTTCAGTATTCTCTTAGAACAGCTTAGTTCTGAAATTAAATGGCCAGAAACTTATCTTCTTAAAAATGCAGATGTAAGTTTTGCCAAAGATGCACTAGAGACCATGACAACTATGGCTCAAGCATTTAAAAAAGAGGTCAAAAACAATCCATCAGAAAATTGAAATATATATAATTTTCTTTATTTAACTACAAACATAAATGGACGGCATCTGCTATGGAACTAGAAACACGACTAATTTTTATCGATACTTGTGCATTTGAAAATAAAAATTTTCAATTTGGACATCATGCTCTTCAAACGTTAGAAGAATTATTAGAATATGATAAACTACAACTACTAATAACAGATATAACAAAAAATGAGATAAAGTCACATATAATAAAAAAATCAGAAGAAGCTATTAGAGAACTGAACACCTATATTGATGATAAAGGAAAAATATTAAGAGCTGCACCAGAACTATCTTTAAATTCAATATTCTCAAAAACAAAAAAACAAGATGTTTACAATAATATAATCGCAAAGTTTGAAAATTTTTTAAATTATCCGAATGTTGAAACAATCCCCATAAGTAACGTTAATCCAGATATTGTTTTTGAAAAATATTTTTCTAAACAACCCCCATTTATCAATGAAAATAAGAAAAATGAATTTCCAGATGCATTTGTATTAGAGGCTATTAAAGAGGTTGCCCAATCAAGAATGCATAAAATATATATAATTAGCAGTGACAAGGATATGCTATCTTTTGCTGAACAAAATGAATGTTGCATACCTCTTCAATCTATAAATCAACTTCTCGACTTAGTCTTAAGAAATGATGAGGAGCTATCCCAGCCAATTGAGTTTGCAGACAGCATTTTTGAAAGACTAAGAAATGAGATTTTCAAATTAACTAGAGAAATTTTAATTGAAGCTCAATTTGAAGTACAACTTGATACCTCTGATTTTTATGATTCAATAGATGAGGTTTATGATATTGCAATTGATAATATTGATATAAAAAATAAAAAATTAATTGAGGTAACTTCCAAAAATGCTCAATATGAAGTTGAATTTGAAGTTGAAATAACTGCATCTTATTTACTTCCTGACTATGATAATTCACCCTGGGATCCCGAAGATAAAGTCTATATTTTTCTAAGAAATGAAGAGGTTATAAAAACCTATAAACAAAACTACCTAGCACATATTGCCTTATCCTTCTCGGAAGGAATTAGAAGCCAAGCTGACATATCAGAATTTGAGTTTGAACATTCAGTATTTCCATTAGATGAAGAAAATTCAAAATTAGTTACAATAAATCCCTCTTTTTCTCCCTACGATCAATAAGTTCAACAGAAGAAAGACAAGCAAGAATATTGGAGAAATATAATGCTCTACCCGTGTTTATGCTGCGGCTATCTTACAAGAAGCGAACCATCAAACGGCGAATATGACATCTGCCCTGTATGCTTCTGGGAGGATGACCCTGTTCAATCAGAGGATCATGATTGGGCTGGTTGTGCAAACGTGCCTTCACTTAATCAAGCTCGTGAAAACTTTAAAAAGTATGGAGCAATGGAAGAAAGGTTTGTTGAGAATGTCAGAAAGCCTAGGGATTATGAGATCCCAAAGGGTTAGGCATTTGTAATTAAGTTTGATGTTACCTTTGCAATAAAAATACATAAAAGTCCGTACACCCTAGACTCACTTTGCTACCATGTTGCCAAAATAAAATATTACGAGGGTTTTAAAATTGGCAACGCCATATATCGTAATTGGTTGCCCCACGACGGGCGGCGGTAAAGTTATTTCAGGAAATAGTAGTTTCTTAATCGAAGGTAAAGCCATTGCTTGCGTTGGTGATAAAGCAACCTGCCCTAAACACCAAACTGTTTCAACGATTATTAGTGGTGATCCATACATGCAAGTGTTTGGAAAAGCTGCTGCCCGAGTAAATGATTCTTTATCTTGTGGCTGTAAGCTATTACCACAACAAAATCTTGTTGTTCAGGATAATGGTGGTGGTAGTTCAAGTGCATCGTCAAATTCTGAAGCTGCATCTTCACCAGTTAATCAATTATTAGCTGATACCACAAAAGAATTTGGGCAGAAATTTTTTATCGTTGATGAAACGACCTCAGAACCTTTAGCTAATGTTCACTACGAAATCTATAAAACTGGCGCTTTGTTTTCGACAGGTGTCACGGATGAACAAGGGTATACACAATTTATATCAGGCTCAGAAAACGAAGAAATTGAATTAAAAATACTTATTGAGGATAAAGATCATGAACATTGTTGTAAGCCTTAAAGCCAAATTAAAAAGTAAAGACAGTGTTGAGCAGAATCCAACAACGGTACCTGTCAATACACGTAGAAAACTGACTAGTGGTGAAATTAATCTAGCCAAAATTATGTTTAAAGAATCAATAGATTATACAAAAGTAGAAATTATCCGTGGTGGCCTGTTGTCAATCCCAACAAGAAGCAAAAATGCCATGACACCCTTTGGTAGCATACATTTACCTAATGAGGATTATGATAAAGTTAAAGACTTTTCAATTGATAAAAAAGCAACAAATAAAATATGGTTTATCCATGAAATGGCGCATGTATGGCAATATCAACTAGGCTTAAACGTAGCTGCTCGTGGTATCGAAATTGGCATAAGAGGCGGCTATAGTGATGCTAAAGCTTACGATTATGATTTAGTCTGTGACGATCAAGGCAAGAATTTTAATCAGTTTAATTTTGAACAACAGGCTGAAATTATCAGTCATTACTACGATGCTTATCATCTACCACTTCAAGGACATAACTATCCAATTCTGCATAACAAAAATGTCATGCAAAAATTTGCTTTAAAAAATGTTCTGAAAGATTTTCTTGCAGATCCATCTAACAGTGAATTGTTATCAAAGAATTATGGTGGAATTTATTATCATCAAGAACCAAAAAGGTATTAATCATGCATAAATATTTATTCTTAGCCTTTTTATATCTTCCATTCCATGTTTCGGCCACTTCATCCCCATATAGAGGTGGTGAAGTGAGTATTGAACTAAAAAATAATAAACCATGTTTTTATATTAATGATACACAGCAAAAAGGTATATTTAACCTCGTCATACTTAATTTATCTCAAGATAGTACGGAATCTTGGATTTATGAAAATCATTTTGAAAATAACTATCCGACAAAAACCAATTGTATTCTTCTTACAGAGAAAAATTTTAATAACTTTAAAGGTTTAAAAGAAAATACACCATATAGTGCAACATTGGGTGGGGTGAAAAAAGCTTACAACAAAGATTTTTGCGTTAAGAAAAGTTCAGGAAAACTTGTATTACAAGAAGTCCAAGGGACCAAGTGCACAGATATAAAGCCAAGTTTTTGGGAAAACATAAAGAACTTTTTTAAATAGTTTTTATTCGGATGCTTTTTTATAGATCTCCCCTGGGCAACTCAAAATACAAGATAAACCTTGAATTTTAGGATTCTTTATTTCAATGTTACCGAGCAGCTAATTATGATAAAACAGAGTTTAAAATTCAGCCTTGTATTGACTATAGGTATTATATTAAATGCATGTAGCCAAGGTCCACGTCCATTAGAGTTAACAATTAAACAAGATAATCTATGTGCATTTACGGACAATACTAGAACTTTTTATGGTTTTGATAATACATTTTTAATTTCCGTGGGTAAGATTGATTATACAAAAGAGTTTGAAAGTACTTACGAAAAGCTGTATAAAAATGCCCCACTCCCAATAGATGAAAAAAACTGTGTTCTAATACCTTTTAAAGAGATTGAAAAAAATGTTGCTTATGACGTTATTTTAAATACTAATAAATACTTTCAAGCAAATGTCTGCTTAATTGAGCATAACAATAATTTATCGATTAAATACGTTGACCCTGGTAAATCTACCTGTGACTAATCCAAGTTCTATATAAAGCCCTCCTCAGAGGGCTTTAACACATATCCCAACATGGACATTACTATTGATCGTATGCGCTGAACATCCTGACAGTAAGCACAAAACTAAAACGCTCACAATCAATGATGACCATGAGCGTTTGCAATGATGAACTAGTTTGTTATGCGATTCGATTGTTGATCCAGCCATAAAAGAACTGCTCCTGTGTAGGGTTACGTTCGCATATTTCGATATAGCGTTGCCCTTGCATGATATTGAGCACTCGGATTAAGACCTTTTCACCTTCTTTCCCGCGTTTGGCCATAAAGGTTTTCAGGGCATTCAAAGTGGCTGATCCATAGATTCCATCAATTACTAAATCTGGCCATCCGCCTTTACCTTGATTGTTCAAAAGATTTAAAGCACGTTGCAGTAATGGTTTGGCAAAGCCCGTCCCACAGTTGACACCTGTATCGAGTAGTTCTTCAGCCACGGCGTTACTAATCAGATTGACTTGATCAAATCGTGGTGAGATCCAATACTGTTTTCGATATATGTCTTTGGCCACACTTAACGGCAGATCTCGCATGTGACCTTTAAATCCACTCGCACGTGCGACCACTTCAGTGATACCAAACTTGGTCGCACCTCCCCGATCTGCGGGATTATTTACATAACCACCTTCACGCTTAATTAATTCTTCAAGATATTGTTCGATGTTCATTTTGCTTTCCTTTAGGCAATAAAAAACCGCCTTTCGGCGGCATAGGTTGTACTCGTAGCTCATTTCAAAGCTAAAATTATGGCGATAACAACAATACCGATTACCAACCCCAAATTTGTGATTGCTTGCATTAGCCCCGCACGATCTGCGCCTTTTTCGCTCATTTTTCCATCTACCTTTAATTCAGATTTTGATGTATGCTTATGCATAGAGACATTTCCCCTTTGCTTGTGGGTTAAGTGGATTTGAAAACCCTAGTGTTGGCGCACTGGGGTTTTTGCTTTTTAGTGCATATATCCTCATTGATCTCCTCGTTTGTTTATTGATAAAGCAACGATAAGAAAAAAAGTCTTTCCGTATTAGGCGGAAAGACTTCCGTTTACTTTTCGACTTGTATGCAAAATTTAAGCGTTAATGAGGAATTGCACCTAATACAAAAAAACCGCCAAACGGCGGCATCAATTAAAAATTATCTTTGAAGTCCTTTACTTCCTTCACTACTTCAAAAATTGTTGAATCCTCTCGTTCATTCACATAATTAAAAGTCCAACGAATGATTGCCCATATTGGTAAACCTGATGCGAAGAACAAACCACCTAAAGCACATAGCCCTGCCCAAGTTGTTGCATAATCATGTAGTCCAAAATGCTGGATGATGAAACCACCTCCTGCGATACTTCCAACTAAGGTAGTGATTAAACTCACCACCCACTCGCTACGTGATCGAGGCATTCGCGTCATAATCACCACAAGATACCCCAGTGCAAATGCCAAGGCTGCAATGACCATCAGAAACCACATGCCATACATTTTTATTGCTGTAGCTACTCCAACACCGCTACTTACTGGCTCTGCCATTTTTCATTTCTCCAGATGTAAAAAACCGCCTTTCGGCGGCTGTTGATTCAGACATAATCTTTATCGTTTAAGTAATATTGATCAGTGTAGTTTATTGCAGTGATTGAAGACTCAGCACCTCCACCAGACTTTTCAGTAATCAAAAATAGATCTCGCTTGCTGTGCATGTCGGTCGTAACCAGATAGGTTGAACAACTGATATTCCCCTCATACTCAATAACAAGCTGCGAAGTCGGTGCACGTGCTAATAAGACTTCTCGCTCATGGCCTCCTTGTGTCACATGAACAACGTCCACTTGGCCATTTGGCAATTGAAGATGAATGACATAACTTCCATCTTGTTCTAGTACACACGGCTGTGACAACGTTAAATAGAGCCCATCTTGGTCAATGACAGATCCTGAACTAATTAGCATCGGACGCGTATCATCAGCAACAAGAATTAAGTCATTCCGAGTGACAAGATCAGCTTCACTATAAGCAGAAAATTCGACAGTTTTCTTCTGATAAAGCAACTTATTCAAAGCTCGATGCGCTAAAAGCATCGCTTGCTGAAGATTGGTGATGCCTTTAATTTCCAACTCTCGCGCATTGACCACATTATCATTAGGTAACTTGATTTCTGATTCAGACCAGGAATCAGTCGGATCGATCCATTTGAGTTTTACCCCATCATAGTCTTTGTTTACACCAAAGTTGACAGAACGCTTCTCGCTTTCAGGTTTTTTATTCCTGTGATTGAACAATAAAGTCGGTACTTGTTGCGGCTTTTCAAATACAAAGAAAACTTGATTTGATTCACGGCGCGCATCACAAAATACGGCATTCGCAATCGTTGTAAGTGTCTCTTCATAGGACATCTTGGCATCATCAAATGTATAGTTAAACTGAATCGGCACACCAAAATAAGCATCAATTTCATCAGCAACCGCATAGAGATTAGCGACATCAAGCGTGCTTATATCTCTACGCCCAATTAATTCATCGGTCGTAATCGCACAGACAATGTCAGCAAAATTACTTGTCGGGATTCTCTCTACTGACTTAAAGCCCGTTCGATATGTAAAAAGCTTACGTGTGGCGATACAGTTCAACATGCGGTTTTTAACGCTGGTTGCTTCATTGGTGCCAATTGTTTTAGTACGAATGATCGTTACATCATCATAACTAAGCTTGCTTGAAACTGAACATGCGTAAACAGATTTGAGTTTTGCTTCACGTATACGCTGAATAACATTTTTAGCCCAAACTTCAGGCTCTTTCTTGATTCTGAAACGAACGCCATCCGTAAAATTATGACTTAATTGGATTCTACTTGAGTAACCAAAACCGACGATGGTATTGTCATAAGTCCATTCGACATGCTCAGAAATTGGACCAACTGGAACACCTGCAACCACTTCTTGATACTGAATCGTCCAACCAACTGACTCATTGTAATAGTTGCCTTTCCAGCCGATTAAACGTAAACCTTGAGGAAAGTAAATGTTGAAAATGAGTTCTTGAATGTCGTTGTAATCAATGTAATACCAACCAAGCCAACTTGATACAACTTTTCTCAGATGAATATCCGTTTGTCCAATGCTAATTCCTTGTAATTTATCCCACTCAGGTTGCAAAGTTGTTGGAACTTCCAAGTCTATATAGTTTATGCCAACAGCAAGAACTGAAGGATACTCACCACCCACGTCAATTGAATCAGCATTTTGTTGTAGTATTCCAGAAAAGAAAGCAGACTTTTCATCTAGATCTACAATCAATGACCAATTTGAGTTTACTAATTCAGGATCAACCAAATTACAAATATATCCATCAATCACCTGCGTGATACTTGATACTTGATAAGTACCAGATAAATTCAGATCATCAAGCATAAGTGATGTAATTTGCAGTGACTTAAAGTTAAGACTATCCAATACTTGAGTAGTTTGAATATGGAATTCACCCGTGCTTTTAGGAACTGATTCACTTGAAATATTCGCATTCGCTACACCTATCTCTGACATGTTGAGAAGCAAGGTATTACCAATCTGAAAATAATCCCGCATATCAATCGCAGGATTAAGTGTTTGCAATCTATTTGGATATTGAGCTGTGAGTTGAAAATCTACATCCAAGTTTGTTATATCTTCACTACCCTCATTCAATGACTGGCCATTGATCGCTGTACACATCTTCGCAACTAATGGATTTTCTGTAAAAGCATTTCCTATCTGAATTTGTGGTGTACCAATGATACTGGTATTTGGTTCATAGATTGAACATGCTGATCCTGCAATTGTAGATAAGGTGGTGTCACCGTCTTTAATGTCTTGAATGTGATAAAAACCACGACCTAAACACATCAATGATTCTTCAACTTCTTGCTTATCTACGTAGTACACAAAACTTGGTGCGATCAAGTCAGGAATTGCTTTTACTTTTCCATAAATGTCAGCAACACGTTGACCGATTCGCTGTTTATTTTCACGACTAGTCAAATCATTATTGCTTGAACCAGCATCTGAAGATTGATTCTTAAGTGTTGGCACTTTCACTAAAGCATTAACAATAGAACCAAATATTTTAACGACAACATAGTTCACTGCTGAAATGATGTCTCCAGCATGACAAACAATATGAAATTGATCCTCTGGTCCAGCGTCTAGCAAATTTAATGCTGTAAATTTATCAGTTGGAGTAACATCATTTTCCACACAAGGCGTATTCTTATAAATTCGTGCTTGCGGAAATCTTGCTTTGATTTCAAGGAAACGCTTTAAAACATTATCTGTCTGCTCAAGCGTAATCGTACTCGCATCAAGCGGATCTTCATAAATCTGTAAGTGGCTCATAGTATCTAAATCTCGTGTAAAAGCATTTCAGACTACGCATTGATAAATATTGAGTGCCGGATTCATTCAAGTGCAAAACCTTGCCGCAATAAAAAAGCCCTACGTGATTATTTCCCGTAAGGCTTGTCATAAGGACAATGCAACCATGTATAGGCTCTTTTATGTGTTTATTGCGAATGACTGTCTGTCTTGATGTCTGAATGGAATCATTTAGCGAAGCTGTCAAACCAATAAAGCTTTTTGAATAATCTTGATCTAGCAACTGTCTAGCAGCATCAATTACGAAATGAACACAATGATAATTTTGGACGTTGTATTGCTTTTCAAACAATGAAAACAATTGCTTATGCTGAACACTCATTTACTCAGCTCTCTATCTAGTAAAAGCCTACTAAAGTCGGGAAATTCTCTTTTGAAAAGAGCAATCCCGTACCAACTTCATTAAGCTGCTCTGCTTCAGCTTCAAAAGTCGTCCCCTGGTAGTCATTGTTCTGACTTGTGATTTCTAGGTGATCGATCTGCAAAATTGGATTTGCTAAATCAATGCTTGAATATGCACGATAAGTCACTAGTGGTCGCTCAAGTGATACTTGCTCAATAATTTGATCAACAAGGTCAGGAATAACTTTACCCAGATCCCCGACCGTTATTGATAGCTTCTGATCAAGATCATCACTGACACTGCCGCGATCTATTTTTAAAACAGCATATTCATAGAAAGTTGGCTGGCCACTTTGAATGACGGTTACACCTTCAGAAACATTGGTCACATAGCGCAATGGTTTTGGCCACAAACTATGTTTAATCTCGATACACTCAATCAAATAAGCATTATCTGGACCGTATAAAAAACTCTCAAGCTCTGACATTCCTTGACTCCGCTATTGCCTGAATCGTCGATTTATCAAATTCATTATTCAAGATAAATAACTGGGCACTTACTTTAAAAATAGCCCCAGTCTTAGACATTGAGATACTGTCATGTATGAAATGCGCTAAATACTGGCTGAGTGGCCGCCGATCTAAAACGAGATCTACATAGAACGGCTTACGTTTATGCTGCCAAATCCGAAAAAATGACATGAAATAATCAAAATCTTTTTCTTTCAAATTGAAATTGATCGACACAACATTTTCTATATTTTCAAATTGAGTTCTCAATGCATCTTCATTCAGTCCCTCAGCTTTGATGACATTATTTCCGAATTGAACACTGTAAGATGCCTGCAGTGGGCATAGATCCAGATAATCAAAACGCAATGCTTTATTTCGAGCATCGACATACATCTGATCTAAAAACAGATCAAAACCGTTCATGATCTTTGTAGCAAACCCAAATCTATTATTCGTCATCATTCCGATTTGAATGAGTACCTGTCCAGCCCCAAGCTCATACTCAATTTGATAACGATCTCGTTGCAATCGAATACATAGTTGCTCAGCTTTGATATATGCAAAAATCACATCCGCATTTGCTGAATAAATTGTGCGGTGATCATCAAGGGATAACTGTGGAGTAATGATCAAACTGCCGAAACTCGTTGTCACATGATCTGCTGCTGCGGTGTCATACCACCATAGAAACACTTCATTATTGACCACATAAGTCACAACAGGGCGCATATTTAAATCAAATGCAAAGCTTAATGCTGTTATATCAGCAACAGTGATTAAGTCATATGCGACTTGATCAGCTTTAGCTTTGATGACTCCACTCTCATAAAAACAAGTCCATAACTTGGCTTGCAAACCCTGCGATGCATCATATAAATCAATACCACCCCATTCATAATCAATCAGCTCATCAATACGATTAGGCACTAAAAAAGCAGCGTAAACGCTGCTTGTTGATAATGCATTATTCGGCATCATGGCGTATACCTATCCCATGTTAGCTCAAACATATATCTTAGTGTTTGCTGATTACTCTTTGGAATTGGTGGATCAATATCCCATTTGTAACCGATCAGCGCAGACGAATCTCCTTTAGACAACAAGTTTGCAATCGGAATCAGGATGCCCTTGTGATCCCAATCATTTCCCTCATTCAGACCCAATGTAAATAAACCAATTAAAGCTCTGTTATTTGGTCTTGATTGGGACATGCTTTTGGTTACAGCACCTGTGGTATTTGGATATGATGTATTTAATGGATTTACTGAATTTGCCATCACTCTTGCTGCTAGTAATGGCAAATCTACACGAACAGACGCTACTGACCATGCTATACCATTATTGTGAAGTACAGCATTGCCAGCATAGTCATGTGCACTAACTACTTCGTCAAATTTGTTGAGTAACTGAAATTGACCTGAGAAATTTGTGGATGGATAAACACGTAGCTCAACGAGAACATCTAGTATCTCATCTGCTAGAACCGTGATTGACGTAGGGTTGCCTGAACTATCTCGAATCAAAGCTCTGTTAAACAAAGAACCTGCACCATTACCAAGCCCTACCTCAGACAAGTTTCCAGCCGAAGCTCCAAGAGGAAAACGGAATGTTCTTTTGCAAAAATAATAATAAGGTAAAGCGGATACCTGCAATCCCGATTGATCGCTACCTTGTGTTGTACTTGTTCCAGCAATAGCATTATCTAAACTAACTTGAGACGGAACTGGTGCAGAATTCCCCGATCCAACCCATACATGAGAGATTGCTGCACTACCAACTCCAGCCATCGCGTCAAGTCCTGCATCAAGAACCAAATTATCACTCCACGCACTTTCGCTTAATCTTTGTTCATCAGACTTTCTAACAATAAGCTTAAATCTCGCGCCAACTTTTATATTCGTTTTAAATAACATATTAAATCTCCTCAATATACTTGGCACTTAACACAATGAATTCCGATTGCATCAGATCAGCATTTGTCTCATGCGTAATTAACACATCTTTGATCACTGCATTTTTGACTGAAAAAGCAGACTTAATTTGATCGATAGGTTCATAAGGCAAAGTTGTATAAGTGATTTCAGACAGATACTTTGCATTTCTGACTGAAAAATCTGATTTAACTTGATCAACAGGTTCGTAAGGCAAAGTTGTATAAGTGATTTCAGATAAATACTTTGCATTTTTGACTGAAAAATTCGTTAAAAGATTCTCATTGCTCAAAACTGGATCGAATGTTCTTGGATTTACTGGAAGAGCACTTGATTTAATAGAATCATAAAAAAACAAGGGGTACGGCTTTGAAGTCAGAATCTGCACTTCAGAAGTCACCACAACAAGCTGCGCCGAGACTTTAAAAATCTTTCCGCTTAACTCATTAAATGAGAAAGAATCAGGCACAAACTGAGCGATATATTCTCTAAACTCGCTGTCCTCAATAATTAAAGACATTAAAAAAGGCAGCGGATTAAGCTGCCAATTTAGATAAAATGCCCTGAAATATATGAAGTCATCTTCTCGAAGCGTAAAGGCCACATCTACAAGATGTTTTTTTGCGTTTTTAGTTTGAACATATCGACCAAATCCACCACGTAAAGTTATTCGTTCAACTGATGTACCGTACTTGACCGAATAGCTTGATTGAAGTGGGCATAGATCAAGTTTATTCATCGCACACGCCCTGCTGCTATGTTGTTTCTGACCTGTTTTGACTCAAATGAGTTCGCTTGGTTGAGATTCGCAAAGCCTTGTTTTACTTCATCCCTTGCAATCTGCCTAATTCGTACATCTAAAGAGCCATCTCTATTTTCAGTTACATCAGCGGTAGTGCCTGGTAGTGTATAAACGTTAATATTTATCCCTTCACTAGGGCGAATTGGATTTGATAAAAAACGTTCCTTACCTATCGGTCCACCTGTCGCAAATTTCTGGGGTAGCATGCCAGTACGGTTAATGTAGTCAAGATTTGCTAATCCTAACTTTTCAACAGCGGCAGCACGAAGCATATATTCACCATTAGATGCCCAAATCGGAATATCATCACTCGTACCTGTTCCCTTCCCCGTAATATGCCCACCAGTGGCAAAGCCCTGTAAATTCATTGATCTAATTTGTGCGGCCTGACCAAGTTGAACTGCTAAAGCACCACCAGCAACAAATGGAGCAATGTATGGACCGATCATTGGAATTGCTGAAACAGAGTTATAAACATTCGAGAACGTTTCAGGGGCATTTAGAAGAACTTTTGAAAGTGCAAACATCTTGGAAGCAATGAACATAGCCTTATAACCTGCTGATTGTTCACCTAGTAGCGAACTCATCAAATCCGCCATACCAGCTGTCGTATTTGCTGCATCTTGCACACCCAAGGCCGCTTTAGCTCGATAGTACAGGCTTTCACTTTCAAGCATTTTTTGTTGATACTCTTCTTGAGTAATTAACTGCCAATCCAAAGCAGCTTGAAATGCTTCAGACCGTTGCGCTGCCGCTTGCTCAGCTGCTGTATCTATACCTGCCGCACCCCAATAAGCATATAAAGTAGAATCACGCCCCTGTGCAGAATCAATGCTTTCAGTGATTCGAGATGCACTAATCAAAGCATCACGCTCATCTTTACTTAACTTGCTATTCAAACGGATCTGTTGACGCTCAAACTCATATTTGGCAGCAATATTCTGCATCTCAGTTTGAAATGCTTGAGATGCATCGTTTAAACGCATGTTTTGCTCAAGCTGCAACCAAGCCATTGTTCGAGTATGTTTTTCTTGCAGTGCATTCAAATACTGTTGTTTTTCAGCAGTATTTATATCTGTTCGATTTGCGATGATTTGCTGATCAATAATAAAAGTCGCTTTGGCTTTAGCTTCTTCATTTACCTTATGTTCTTGAAGTTCAAAAGCCTGCTTCATCTTATAAAGAACTTGCTCATCTTCAAATCTAGCTTTTGCAGCAGATAAAAATTGACTACGTAATGCTGGAGAAAAATTAGCATCATTGATATCAGAAATAACGCTCTCATAATCAAGCTTCATTCGTTGAATATCTGAAGAAAACTCATAAATTAATGATTTTCTCAAATAATATTGTTTCTCTAACAATCTATTAAGCTCAGTTTGAGCCTTCGATTGTCGATTAGTCGCATCACTAGATTTATTCTGTTTATCAACCCATTCATCAAGACCGTTGGTTACACCAGATTGAGTTTTAGATAACTCTTTCAAGCTAGCCATTTGTTTTGCTGTTGAAGCGTCATTGCCTTCCCACATTTTATCCATGCGTTCAGCCGCACCGATTACAGTATTATGTAAATCAGACTTTATTTCCGTTGTAAGTGCACCGATTTCTTTTCTAGCATCATAAGCAGCTTTAACCAATCCGATTGGATTCATTTCATACCAATTTGCTTCACTAAAAATCGCTCCACCAACAGCAGCCATTCCACCCAGTGTTTTACCTACTAGCTGAATCGCTGTCACCGCACCAATCGCTACCGAGGCAACACCTTTCAACGATTTTGCGACACCATCTGCAACTTCGGTAAATTGCAGACCTTGTTCTGAACCACTAAAGAATGCTCCTGCTATATCTACAAAAGCAGGAATAACAGCTTGCATAAGTTGGTTTTTTGCTCCACGCAACTGCAAATCTAATAGATATACTTGCTCTTTTAAAATCTTTGATGATGCAATCGTTTTTTCATTCATCACTAAGCCAGCACGCTCAGCAGCATCTGAATAAAGTTTCATTCCTTCACCACCATTGATCAACAATGGGATAAGGTCTGTCATGTCTGATGCCATGCTTTCTAAATAAAATGACATCTGTTGTTGTGTTACACCTGCTTCTTGCATCTTATCGACATAAAGTTGCAAAGCATCTGGACCACTTAATTTTTGCATTTCTATTGCAAGTTTTTTGGCCCCAGCAGCACTACCCTCGGTTTTAGTGGCAATCTGCTCAAAAAAGTCTACCGCCTCCCCAGAACCAATCGTTGTAAACTCTCCCAGTTTCTCATTGAAATCTTTCAACATGTCAGAGAGTTTTTCTTGCTGGATACCATAGGCAGCAGCACCTACCGCCATCTTTTGAAACTCTTGGGTTGATGAGTTTGCTCGCAGTGCAAATTTCTCAAGCTCTACTGCAGTTTGTGCTGTTTGATATGCTAGGCCAGCCAACCCAACAATAGCACTCGCTGCTACAGCACCAACAACATTGCCATAGGTATTAACTGCACCACGCATTTTTTTAAAGGCTGAGTCTGTTGAACTTTCAGCATTTCGCAAACCTTGTGTAAATGATCCTGTATTTGCAATAAGATTTAATGTCAAAGTACCAAGATTGATCGCCATACTTTTCTCCAGACAATAAAAAACCGCCAACAGACGGTTCACTTTCATCGAAATCCATTTTCCATAGCCTCATCCAAAGAGATCTCAATTTCTTTAGGTTTATCCTCATGTGGCATAAAAAGAGCAGGTTCGAGATAATCTTCCTCTTTCACTTTGCCATTGTGATAAAAGGCCATGAAACTTCCAAAAGCCTGCTCAATACGGCGACCAATAAATAGAGAACCGCGTCTTTCGCGATAGGCTCTCCACATTTGAAACTCGGCATTGCTCAGGTTTTGCTTGGCTTCTCCAATGGTGCTTCCACCGATTCCATTGATAACGAGCTCGCACCAAAATTCATTTTCTGAGAACTCTTTGTCCGAGACTTTCCCGAAAAATTATTGACCTCACTGGAAACGGCATATAAAGCATTAATGAAATTAGGATCTGAGCAAAGAACATCATCGACAGAACTAAAGAAAAGCTTACCATCTAAATCTTCACAAACTGAACCTAACAACTGTGCAGCCTGTAATTGTCGATGATCCACAGCCTTTACCTTTGAGTTTTCAATATTGTCGTAGTCAATATCCCACTCGATGGCCTTTGAAGTTTCAGATGTATCATTAAAGCTAAGTTTTTTGATAAACACCTGACCTTCTAAATCTACCGATTCCCCCAAAACGATTTCACTATTACCCGTTTGTTCACGTAGGAAATCAATATTTTCATCATCGGCAATGACCGTCCATGAAACTGTACGCTTAACAGGTGCACCAATTTTGGTGACACGCTTAAGATCTTTAATACTTTTCATGATTATGGTCCAATAGTACGAATTGTTTCTTGGACTGAAGAACGGCGTTTCAGTGGGAATGAATATCCAACATGTTGTCCTTTTTCAAAAGTTGGTGCTGCACGTTTAAGATAACCATCAAACTCCCACCATGTACGTGTTGTTGGTAATGTTACCGCACCTCCAGTCACCGTTGGTCCATCAGTACTGTGTGAAGAGCCTAGATACCAGTGTACTGTTTGCTTTGGATCTGTTTTAGATAAAGCTAATAATTGAAGATGTGATGAGTTTTCATCATCAAAATCAATTGCAAGTGAACCTTCACCTGGTGTGACCTGACCTGCATCACTATCAACCTCATCTGAATCAAGACACGTTACATCCACATCTTCTTCGCTGTCCTGGCCTAAATCAATTGTTTTTGCACAGACCACTGGAACGATTGCAGTTCCATCAAAATAAAATACTTGGGTTTTTTGAACTTTAATACGCGCCATGAGTAGCTACTCCTCAAACAATAGGCAATAAAAAACGACCATTTAGGTCGCTATCTTTAAATAAAATCTCTAGGCCTCAATCAACCAGCCACATGTGAATGTCCCTCTGTAAATACCAGGAACACCTGAACCAATATTAGGAAAATTATTAATAATGCTGTGATGCTTTAATACATTTCGCACTGCTTTAAATACATTGTCTCTGTCTTGTTCAGTCTGAGCATAAACATCGATTTGTATTTCAATACTGTCGTCTACCGCAGGAACATCTACGTTATCGATAGCATGGCCACTGATTAAGGTCCACACAACATAAGGATATTGCACTCCCTCACTTGCCAAATCTCGATAAACTCGCAACACACCATCACTACCCTTTAATAACGCTGTAACAGATGGTGCATCATTCAGAATTGTGCGTATTGGAATCATTGGATTTTCCTCAACTCCTCATCTATACCCGTCATAAAATCAACTGAAAATGTTCGAGTAACAACTTCAATATTGTTATCCAATGCTGGGCGTAGAAATGGAACAGCCATTGAGTACCTGGTACCTAACTCCACATGCCACCAATACGAAGTATTGTTGGGAATCGATGTGTAATAAGGGTTTGGTACACGCTCATTCTCACCATTTGCTTTGTTTTTGCGAATCATATTTTTATGTATGCGCCAAAATTCAGTACCTCCTTTCACACCAACTCGCATCCGCACAGAATTTCTATCTTTAGATTTTCCAGCTCGGACAACGATATTTTTTGAGATTTGCTCTGATGTTTCAGGATCATCAATTAAACTTGCATTTGCAACAGCAGCATTCTTGACCAGTGTCATGGCTTTACGAGCCGAACGAACTGCCATTTTTTTAGCTATCTGAGGGTTACTGAGTTGATTAAGTCGTTTAGAAATCTGCTTGTCACCACTTAACTCAAACTCAACTATATCCATTCTATTAAACCCTCACTTAATTCAATCGTGATGTAAGTTTTACGGTTGTGCAAATCTCGTTTGGGTTCACCATTGATTTGATAATATTTATTATCAAATAAGATACGCATAGAGCTATCGATTGCTGCTGTCTGAGCACTATAGCGAATCATAGCGCGAGCCTGTAACGTTGAACCAATAGATTGAGCTTGCAGCCTATCTTTAGTTGATAGATCCCGTACATCCGCCCAAACAGTGCAATATTCAACCCATCCCTTAATTAAATATTCAGGGTTATTGTCGTCTTGCGTTTCAACATACTTTTGAATAGTGATACGGTGCTTTAATTTCCCAAACTCCATAGATCACCCCATATTTAAAAATCGATGTCGATTCCAAGCCCATGTTGTTGATTTCGGTAATAACTCCATGTTACCTGTTGCTTCAGGATTTTCATGCCAATATCCAATTAAGGCTAAAGCACCCTGAATAATGAAAGGCGATACATGTATTCCATTAGTGACATCCTCAGGAATTACCTCACCAACTTCATACAGTTTTCGATTAGTTACTTCTTCAAATGCAGAAAGCGAAGCATCTATTAATAGTTGAAGATCTGCATCCTCATCTTCGCTATCAATTTTGAGCCGCTGCTTCACCTGTTCCAGTGTCAAAATTGGCATTTTTGCTACCACCCTTTTTTAGTACAGCGACTTTAAGTTGGTGAATGGCCACATGAGCCACACGATCATCAACCATAAATTCACCTGGTACGAACTCTACAACTTGATTACCGTTATCGATTGCAATCTTAAATTTCTCTTTAACCGTAATAATTGGCATTTAAACTCTCCAAAAAAGAAAGCCTCTTAAAAGAGGCTTTCTGTCAAAAATTAAGCTTTCAATGCTAATACTTTCAGTGCATTACTGTCGGTTAACATACCGCCTGTACGCTTTGTGGTGTAAAAACCAACAAAAGGTTTATTAGTAAATGGATCACGAAGGATACGAGTTCCCATACGATCAACAATGGTATAACCACGTTTGAAATCACCAAACAAAATCGCATTAGCATCCACTTCTGCTTCTGGCATGTCATTGTTTTCTTCAATCTTATAACTTAACAAAGTTGAAGGTTGACCGGCTTGTAAACCTGGTTGCCACAGGTAATTGCCCTCATTATCTTTCAATTTACGGGCTTTAGATTGCGTTAAATTCGTCATCATAAAAACAGCATTTTGACGGAATCCAGCTTTGATTGAATAAATCAAATCAATTAAGTTATCACCATTAAAAGTACCTGGCGTGCCAGAACTCAACTGCTGAATCGTTCCAAATGGGCGATCTTTATCATTGGTATCAGAGAAAGGATTTGCCAATATACCTTTTGGTTTGTTGGTACCATTACCCATCAAGAAAGCCAAACCTTCTTTTTCCGCAAACTCTCTTGCAACTTCACCTTGAATCCATGCTTCAACGTTAAAGAACACATCATCTAAAGATGTCTGAGTTGCTTGAGGATTAGCATAAATCTCACCCATAGTTGCCATAATTTGAGCCAAAGTTGGCGTACCAGTTGCTGGACGTGCATCTGTTTCTCCAACCCAACCACTACCAGCTCCACCTAAATTAACTAACTTCTTATAATCAGGCGTGCTTACGGTAATTTGATTACATACTTTTCGCATTGGACTTTCATCATGTAAAAGCTCCAATAACGTACGGTCTAAATCTTCAGGAACTGCATAACCACCATCCGCATCAACACCCACCTGCACCGCTTTTTGTTGCAATTCGGCAAGACCATCGTCATTACCCTTACGTAAGAATTGTAAAAAGCCTGTTTTATGTGCTTCAACATCCCCACCGCTTGGTGTACCAGGTCGTTTTGCTTGCTTGATTTCTTTTTCAAGCTCGGCTTTTAAGCTATCTAACTCACCCAATTTTTCATTGAGTTTATCCGTCTTTTCTTCTAACTTAGCTTTTTCAGCTTTAATCGCTTCAAGCTCTTTGTCATTTGACTTTTTGAAATCTTCAAATGCACCTTTTAGATCAGCTGCTACTTCTTCAATATCTTTCTTTTCGATACCCATAATTATTTACCTACGAAAATGGATTTTAAGGACTTAAGTGATTGAAGCGCATCTTCTTGATCAACCTCTCGCTGCTCTAATGCGCTGTAGCCTTTGGACATGAATCCTTTAGCTTGTGAACGTGTAAAACCCAATGCCTCTCGCAGGGCTTTTTCCACTGTTGACGGCGGTGGAATCTCGCCTTTTTGAAGTGATGCTTTCACCTCGGTAATCTTTGCTTCAGTATTTGCGGGCATAGTCACAATAGACACTTCCCACAGATCAATTTCTTTAAGTAAAAATGCACCTTTTGCTGAGTCATATTCCCAATCTTTCAGCATGTAACCAATCGACATTCCTTTTACACTGCCTGCCCTCATATGAGCATGTGCACGCTTGGCCAATGGGTCATCATCAATGAGTAAACGACCACGAACAAAAAGCCCGTAATCATCCTCTTTCATTTCTGTGAATGGTCCAATTGGCTCTGCCATTTGGTGTTGCCATAGGACTGAAGGTAAATCCTTTCTTTCAGCCCAACGTTCGAGAGACTTTTGGAATGCACCTCGGACAACGATATCGCTGTAACTATCAATGACATCAAAAACAGATGCATATCCTTCAAACTCACCTGTTTCAGAAACAGATTTAATTTTTAGCGGAACATTTAAATATTTAACTTCCATCTTTACCCTCTTCTGGATCTGTCGTCATATTCATAGGCGTTAGATAAACATCACCACCATCACGAGGGTCCATATCCTCTAACTCTCGTACATCATTCGGACTGAGAAAGCCCCATTGGATACCTTTGCCATAAGATTCATAACGTGATTTCAAATCACCACGTAAAAGTGCTCCAGCATTAAACTTTGCATAATATTTTTTGCGCTCATCTGGCTTGATCAGACCAACTTTGATACGTGACTCAATCCGTGTCATGTAAGGAACAAGTGAATAGTTCACAAACGACATGCCCATATGCTCAATATTATTAAGCGTCATTTTTTCCATCATCGCGGCTAGATGAGGCGGTACACGATAAAGACCGCAAATTTCATTCTTTTGGAAATTACGGGTTTCAAGAAATTGAGAGTCTTCAAAATTTAATGCTGTAGGTTTCCATTTCAACCCTTTTTCAAGGATTAGCGGCCGATAAACATTTGCTAATCCAGTGTGATTTTCAGTGAACTCTGTCTTTAATCGATTAAATGCATCATCTGTTAGTGATTCTTCCGTTTCCAAAACACCAGAAGTAACAGCACCATTTTTAAAAAGATTAGACGCATGAGCTTCTAGGTCTAATCCTAAAGAAAAGCACTTTCTCGCATATGCAACAGGATTCAATCCATTCAAACCATCCAAAGTGAACAGTCGAACATGCCAAATTTCATCCTGAGTCAAAACACGTACACCATCTTTAAATGAAACGTGGTACTCAACTGTCCAATCATCTTTAAGCTTTGGCGTTACTGTTGAGGGATCTATTGGTAATAACTCAACAACCTGACCCAAGGCGTAGACCTTATAAGCGTAAAAATTACCTCGAAGGCATAAACACACCATTAACAGCTCCCAAAATTCTTGAGCTGTCATAAAATCGTTAGGTGCTACATACAAAAGATCATGTAATTTATGCTCTTCTGCAGGGATCTTCTTTTTTCCCTCTCTTCGATAAAGTCTGCATGGCAACATCCCCATACTTTCAGCCAAAACACGAACACATGTAAAAACTGTTGCCAATTGCATTGCTCTTAAAGGCGTGACAGGATCACCCCCTGTTATATACCCAGCCCCAAAAATCCTCATCAAATCATCAGGGCTAGAAATAATTTGGGGAGTAGCCTTGATACCAAGGTACTCCCCAATTTTTGACATTAGACTCATTACAATCTTCTAACCCCGTGTTTTTCTATATGTTGAGATAAATTGGTTTCTTGCTTTTGGCTTGTTAAAGCTAAAACACGACTGATACCCATCAACAGTGCGACGGCACCATCAATCTTTTTGGCACTTTTCTCTTTACGAGGAAAATCATTTTCATTGGCATCTGGTTTACTTATTACGTTACCAATCATCCAGGATAAAATCGGATTTCCATCATGATGAAAGCGGCCAGAAGAAATAGCAGCGACTAGTTCTTTCATCGCTGGTGAAAACGTTTTCACATTCTTTGGGATTTTTACTGCCTCATATCCAGCCTCAGTAATATCTTTTGCTACCTGAAAGCCACCCCACTCATCATATGGAACTTCAGTGAGAGGTACTTTATTTGCATCATTAATCAAATCACTGGCCACAAGTGCAAAATCATTTTCAGAACCGTCATGAACTTCAAGAATTCCCATGTTCATCCACTTCTGATAACGATCAACCACCTGTTTTTCCTCGCCATTCATCACAGTGTCTTCAGGTAGATAAAAACGAGGATCCACACAGTAATAATGTATCTTCCCCTGTTCAATTCTGTAGAACAGATTGATTCGGGCACAAATATCAATCTTGGATGCCAAGTCAATTGGCATTAAACATGGAACAGTTAAAAAATCCTCAAATTTTAAATTTTTATCTGTACACGCTTGCCATTTTTCCATATTGAAATAAGCAGTACGTGAAGACACCCAAACATTTAAATGTTTAGTCTTGAAAGCATTTTGTTTAGAGGCATTCTGTATTGCTCGGCGCTGCTGTGATTCTAGATAATCACCATAAACAGAAACGCCATAATTAGGATTAGCTTTAGCCAATACATTTGGATCAGTCCAATCATCTCCGTCATCAATGGTCCAGATCCAACCAAAAAGCTCATCATCGGGCACTGTGCCTAATAACATTTCCTGCACTCGACTGCGAAGATCGTAACAAGGACCTTCGATATCAAAACCTGCAGTTGTAATGGTAAATATCATAGGTTGACGGCGAGCACCCATACCTGTTTGCATCGTGTCATATAAAGCTGATGTCTGATGCTCATGAAATTCATCAACCACGGCACAGTGTGGTGACTGACCATCAGGAGGATCGCCAGTGATCGGCTCAAATACGGAACCCTCATCTGGTATTTCAAGGCTACCCGCATTAATTAAAATTCCTGCAGCTTCAATAAACTCAGGTGATCGTATGGCCATTAATCTAGCAGGTTTAAAAACCTCCCAAGCTTGCTTCTCTGTCGTCGCACCAGCATAAACTTCTGAACCGAACTCGCCATCATTCGCGAACATGTTGAGCGCAACACCAGCAGCAATCGCGGATTTACCATTCTTACGTGGGACTTCCCAATAACTCTCTCTAAAGCGTCGAAAGCCATCCTTTTTTCGTGTCCATCCAAAGGTGCAAGCTATCCCAAATTTTTGCCAAGGTTCAAGCGAGATTTTCATTCGCTTCATTGCCCACTCACCCTTGGTATGAGGTAGCAATTCGATAAAAGCGATCTTCTTTTCAGCTAATTTTGGCTCAAATTTATATGGAAATTCTTTCTTTTTAGCGTGAATTAAGTCATTTAAATGGCGCTGACAAGCTAATTTTACCCATTTACATGACGGGATTTTTCCAGAAACAACCTGCTTTGCCCATTTGTTTGCTATGTCAACGTTTGGGAAAGCTGTCATTTCTACCTCGTCACATATTCAAGACCTTTGCAAACGGGTTATCTTTTGGTTTGCCATTTCCACCAGTTAAACGGCTACGAGATGACGGATCTAAACCCAACAATGAACCAAAAGTAACCATCTGTTTTGATGCCTCATTCAACACAGTTAATGCTGGATTTTTGATAATGCTACCTTGATCAGTAGTGATAGTGACTCCAAACATAGCAACTTCATTTTGGGCTGAACGCCAGTTGTGGTAAGCAATACAGAAGGCTTCAACATTGTGCATATCAGTAATCCGAAGTAACTTATTTTTTAATAACTCAGGAATGACCGATCGCCACATCATAGCAGCATGTTCCATTGGAGAGATGTACTCAGGAACCTCAATATCTTTAACTTCAGAAAACTCTGGAGCATGAGTATTAAGTGGTCTTTTACCCTTGTTCCCTAATGCCTTTTTTGTCTCTTGAGGTTTTGGCTTTCTACCTCGTCCTGGAACAGTCGCAAGTCCACTCATTTGTCAATACCCTGAATTTTTAATTTCGCGCACGTAAAAATGTGACTTGGGGGGCGGTCATTTCAGACTAAATTTCTGAACTTTTTTGATCTCCCCTCCCATCACGGCGATGTTTTTGCTGTCTTCTCGCGCTGTTTTTTCTTTGTGGCACGACGAGCAAAGCGATTGGAGATTTACGATGTCATCTGTACCGCCATGCTCCTTGGCAACGATATGATCCACGTCTGTCGCTTCAACGATGTAACCATTGAGCGCACAACTCACACAAAGATAATCATCACGGCGCAATACCTGCTCACGTAGCAATCGCCATGCATGTCCATATCCGCGCTCTGTAGTTGATCCTGATCGTTGTGGGCGTTTGTTCCAGTTGCTTCGCTTGCTGGCGTGATCATCACAGTAGCCTTTCTGAGCTCTTGACTTAACAAGATTCGGGCATCCATATTCTCGGCATGGTCTTGACATCATTAGTCATCCAAAGATTGATGTTGATCCTCATCCTTTGACTCATCCGTAATCAAACATATAAGTTCTTGGATGTGATGGGATTGGTTAGTGTTGATCTGCACTAACTGCTTTATCGCTTTGATCAGTTCGTTTTGGTTTACGATCAGTTGGTTGTTTTGCTTTAGGATCTGGTTGTTTTGTTCCAACACTTGAGAGAGCTTCAATTGCTCGCTGGATAGAACTGATTGATTGTTTTGCTCGGTCATGTAGCCATTTCCTCCGTTGTTCACAACCCTGACAATTTACAAATTTCATAGATTGATCCTCGAATATGAAAAAGAAAAAGCCCCGCTATCACATCTGTGTTAGCAGGGCTTTGTGTGCCGTAATCCGTCCGGCAAGTAGTTCTTAAAGAGTTATTGCTGAGAAGCCCTTCTAAAGAGAGTCTTAGTCAAATCAGAAAAGCTTAAATGGTTCTTTCCCGATTCTTTTGCAATAGGCTTCTATTTGTACACGTAAAAATAAATTTTCGTTATTATTAAAGTTCAGAGATAGTTCATCAGCATCTCCTCCCCAGAACTCAACAACTTGATCAAGACGACTCTTTAAATGACATTCGATATGTGGAGTAAGATATTCAATAATTGCATATTCCATATTTTCGATCTTATTACCCATTAATTGATCTTTATTTTCGTTCTGGTATATAGAGAAACTAACAGTATCTAAAAACAAATAATCTGGAGTTTCCCCATTATAACTTTCATAACTTTTGATTGATTTTAATATCTTTTCTCTAATACTCATATTATTTTATTTTCCATAAATATCAAAAAACAGAAAAACCCATCACTTAATGAGCTTTAAATAAATTTAGTGAAGAATTAGCATAACTTCGCTCACTATAGCAGAAATATGCCATGCCCTTTGTACAAGGTCAAGTTTTCATTTTGTACTTATTGATAAATAATAGTTAAACAAATTTATTCTAATGATTGTTATTTATATAATAATTGGTTATCTTTCAACGTACTTAAACATTTAGAACTATTTCTTACATTTAAAAAACTTAGATGGTCTTTATATGGAACACCAAGATAAAACTCTAATATTAGATTCCCTACACATTCTAATTGCAAATAATGTTCTAGGATCAATTGCATATGTAAGTAGATTTAAAGGTTTTGTAGCAGAACTTGATTTTTTACCTTGGATGCGCTCAAGAAGACCGAATATTCCCGTTTTTACAGGTGGATACTTTGTTCCTAATCACTATGTTTCAAACTCTCTAATTTCACCTGTCTATTTTACTATTTGTAACTCTGCACCTAATGATTATATTGAAATCTATAGAAAAATCGCGCTAATTTCATGTCACAGAATGTTCTTCATTCAATGGGATAACTCTGTCCCAGTAAATCAATGGCCTTTAATTGATGTAATGAATACACAGTCTCCAATCCCTGTCCCAGCTATGAATTGCTATGAATATTCCAGCCAAAGTAATTCTTTTACTCAAATTGATATTAGCAACTTCTTTAACACTTTTACTGACAAGACACCCAATCGAAATGCACATAAAATTCCAGCGGAAGCATTTAATGCTGCAATAAACTCCCTACAATCATTTGAATATAGCGATATTCTAAACTTATATGTTCAACGTTTAATCTTCGATGGTTATATCGGCTTCTCAAAAGTGAAAGGTTCACCAAGCGATATTGATTCGATAATTTTCTCAACCCAAAATAATAATTTTGCTTTTATTGAAATTAAAGAGAAAGACTTAAGCAAAAAACCTCCACAAGGTTTCGGCATGGACCTAGGTCGTATAAATGATTTACTTAAATTAGAGCAAACTACAGGTTGGCCAGCTTATTATCTTGTAAGACAAGTGAATAATCAGCAGGAAAGGAGATTTGTTGGTTGGAGAATGATAAGTATGAAGAAGTTCAAGAATAATCTTGCTGATTCCATTATTCAGGGTGGGACTGGAATGGGTTTCACAAATGGGCAATATCCAACACAGATATGCCCTTTTGAGAATTTTACGCCCTTAGAATAGTTTCAATTGTTTTTCTGAGACTATTTTCTCTGCCTTATCCAAACAATTGACCATCTGACCAGCAACAGCTTCAATTACTTTCATACAAACAGAATTACCAAATTGCTTATAAATCTGACCATGTGAAACAGCATCTACAATATAATTTTCAGGAAAACCCTGAAGTCTTGCGCACTCACGAGGGGTTAACTTACGAGGATTCTTATTTAACTCTGCCTGAGAAATAAGGATTTCAGAACCATCTTTATAGTATCGAGCACTTAAAGTGTTGGTATAAGAGCTATCGCCAGTATAAAGAGTATAACCAAACCCATTCCCTTTGATTCCATGACCTTCTTTACGGCGTTGATGTCCTTCCCATAAGCGATCAGAAATTGTATAGACATCTTCGCTTTGTTTTAGTTTCTCAACATCTTCAAGAATGTCGCCTAATCTTGTCTGTGTTTTAGGTGGAACTGGCCAGCAAAAAAGCTCATCAAAATTACATTCTTCACCGAAGTAATTTTTGTCAAAACCTACAAGGAAAATGCGTTCACGATTCTGAGGCACGCCAAAATCAGCAGCACGAAGAACCTTTACATCTACCCAATAGTTAAGCTTTTCTGAAAGTGCTTTTTTAGTTTCATCGGAAAGTGAAACCTCTAAATCTAGTTCTTGATCAAATTCACCTTTCAAAATTTCAAGAATAGTTTTTAGTGTTCTACCCTTATCATGTCCTTGCAATTGTTTTACGTTCTCAAGCAAAAATGCTTTGGGACGCTTCTCTACAAGAATACGTTGGATCTCAAAGAACATGGTTCCTCGTGTATCTTGAAAACCTTGTCTTTTTCCTGCCTGTGAGAATGCCTGACATGGAAAGCCGCCCAACAAAATATCATGATCAGGAATATCAGCAGCTTTGATCTGAGTAATATCACCTGAAGGTAGTTCACCAAAATTTGCAGCATAGGTCTTTTGAGCAAATTTATCCCATTCAGAACTAAATACACATTTACCTTTAAGTTGCTGGAACGGTAGACGAATCCCACCAATACCCGCAAATAGGTCAATAAAAGTAAATTTATGCTTCTGTTCAGGTTGCTCTCTGAACGGCGCTTTGTCAGGCAATGCAATAATCTGTTCCCACTTTGCCTTGGTAGGAACATGTTCTCCACTTTCCCATCCTCTGACGGTTCTTTCGCCATTCTCTTTCATATCAAGAAGCAAAGCGAACTCTTTGAGGGATAACCCCATATTATTTCTTTTTTGTCTGATATAAGATGAATCAAAATCAACGTACTTCACAATAACTTATCCGCTTTTTGACCCGGTTCAATATAACATATGTCAAAAGTAAGTTCCATACAATAGAGGCAAATATGTCAGTTTTTGAACTTGCAAACCTTCATGATGTAGTTCTTGCATGTAGACAGGAATATCAAAACTTACCAAATAAAATTGATATAAAAATTACGAGTGAATTGAAATATTTACTGCAAGAAGAAATATCTAAAATACTTTCAAATGGGGTTTCAGTTGAATTCTCTGATTACTCTATTACTTATAAAAATAGAGACGATCTAATTGCGATTCTACCTTCAAGATGGTTATGGATATCATCTGTATTTCATAAGTATGCTTATGAGTACTTTAAATACTCTGATCTGGTACATGATGTAAGGGAAAAGTTAAATCTTCCAAAAGAATTTTTAAAAGAATTTCCAAAAAACTCTGAGCCAGCATCAAAAACACCAGAAGAACTTCATTTCGAACAAGAAATTTTCCAAGAACTACAATCAAGGGATAGCACCTCTCTTAATTCAAATTTTGAGCTAGTTAAAAAGTTTTTATACGAGAGATCGTGGTGGAATTTTGGTGGTAGTGGTAAGACTCTTGACCGACATGATGCATACGATAGTACTTTACTTGGTGCCTCTCAGGTTATCGCTGCAAGCTCTGATAAGTTAATTACTCTCATTACTGTGTTTTTAAGAAGCACACAGCTCCAAGATTTGTTTCAACAAATAGCGGGGTCATATATTTCCGATACAAGTGAATCTAGTCTGGCAAAGAAAGGTGAAAACATCATCTACTACGGTGCACCAGGTACAGGTAAGAGCCATGACATTGATAAACTTGCAAATGATAATAATTCAGTCCGAACAGTCTTTCATCCAGAAAGCCAATATAGCGATTTTGTAGGATGTCTCAGACCATCTATGGGAAATGGTGGAATTGAATATAGTTTCAAACATGGCCCTTTCATTCAAGCTTTGATTATGGCTCTTAAAGATCCAAGTCATCCTTATTATCTCATCATTGAAGAAATTAACCGTGCTCCTGCTGCAGCAGTTTTCGGGGAATTGTTTCAATTATTAGACAGAGATGAGACTGGTAAAAGCCAGTATTCCATTGATATCAACGACAAGGATTTACTTAAATTACTTAAAGATGAACTTCCAAATAGCTTCAATGAGAATAAGTTATATATTCCAGCGAATCTAAGCATATATGCAACGATGAACAGCAGTGATCAAGCTGTTATGCCATTAGACTCTGCATTTAAACGTCGTTGGAAATTTATATACAAACCTCTGAACTTCTCAAATTCGCCTGTAGGAAATTTTGATATTTATACAGAAGAAGGTAAAAAAAGTGTAAGTTGGCCAGTATTCGCAAAAGCTGTTAATACCATCCTATCTTTAGAGTCTATTCCTGAAGACAGACATTTAGGTCCTTGGTTCGTAAACAAAATTGAAATTGCCAATCCAGAAAATGCGAAAAATGCATTAACAGGTAAAATCATGATGTATCTCTGGGATGATGTTCTGCGTCATAGTGAACGCTCAGTTCTCTTCAATCCAGAAATTAAAACTTTTGGTGATTTAGTTAAAGAATTTAATGATAACAAAATTGTTTTTTCTAATGACTTTTTACTCAGTATAAAAGAAGAACCTAAAAAGACTACAGAGGAATCCAAAGACGGAACCTCAAACACTGACCTAACTGTGGAAGATACTACTGGTGAAAACTAGTGCCTCTAAAAACATATATTTTTTAGATAGGAGTCCAATACATTCATTGCCGACTCCTGTTGCAACATATATACAATCACAAGGGTTACTAAGTTCTATCAATGGACTAAGGACGTCATTTTGTGGGCTTATCACCTACCAAGGGAAGAATTATTTCTTCTTTCCACGTCAATCCAATCTTATCGATATTGAGCATGATCCCATACGTTATTGTTCTGTGTTGATGCTGGCTCTTTTAAAGTTTGCAAAATCGTCTCGAACTCAAATAAGAAATCCTGAAGATGGGGCTGATGAAACAGGTTTCGAAAAATTAGAAATGTACAAATATCTAATTCATGACTTCCAGCAACATGGGATCTTCAAGAATGAAGAGGTTCGTTTACGAAGAAATACAGGAAAAACTGATTGGAACAAAACCATAAACAAATCTGTTTCTTATCCTGATAGTAATGGTCATCCTGTTTATCTGGATGTATTTGGCAAACAGAGAACTTCAACAAATTCTGAAATTACTAAAATCCATGCGAGCATTCTGAAACAGGTCTATTCAAATTACGGTTTTATTTTTACAGGTAACCACAAGGTTCCATATTCACTGAAACAATATGGTGCGACCAACTTATCAATTGATACTCAGATTTCTGTTTTGAAAAATGAAATAAGAAATCACTTTGCTGATCGTCAAACTCTACTTTTGAAAACCCTAATCGAGTACTTGCGAGGACTTAAAGGAAATCATCAAAAGAATCAAATCATCGGCGTGACACGTTTTCACGTTGCTTGGGAACATATGCTTGCCAATTGCTTTGATAATGTCATAGATATTAATAGCAAATTACCTAAACCTGTATTTATTGATAATGTAGGTCAAGTACTGCCAGCAAAGAAATCAGGTATGCGCACTGATATCGTGATCAAGGATACTGCTCTTCAAACATTGACAGTACTGGATGCAAAGTATTACGAGGCGACAACTATTGATAATTCACCAGGCTGGTCAGATCTGGTGAAGCAGTTTTTTTATGAAAAAGCTCTAAGTCAAATGCCTGAGTTCTCCGACTATACATTAAAGAATGGTCTGATTTTCCCTGGAGATAAAAAGGTATTTGAAGAAATAAAAATGTGCGATCAATCAAATGATGCTTTTCTTGACTCACAGTTTGCACCTATTAAATGCGTATATATGAAACCTTTAATTGTGCTTGAAAAGTACATTGCTGGCCAAAAGCATCTATTGGAGATTTAAGAGTTACTCAATTCTTTTTTACTTCATCTCTATAAACCCATACCGACAATGCAACGCAGCCAAGCCACATTTAACATCCATACGTGCATCCATCTGACTGCGTTCATCTGTCACCATCTCAGCCCAAGAGTTGCCATAAAAGTATCGGTCGATAATTGCATCCATCCAATCATCCATAATCTCAGACTGACCAAACATATCTAATATCAAACGTTGTACGGCGCGAGCTTCATTGTCATTGATTTGGCAGCTTATACGACTGTTCTTGATTTTAGGTGGTTCAAAGTCCCCTGTTAGATAATCAACAATAATCTGTTGCTGTTCCTTTTTAGAGAGCTTCTTATACTTTCTCGCTTTGGCTGCACTGTCCATGGCCACAGCAATTGGATTAACAATGCGTCCACACGTACCCATTGCAGATAACATCCAAGCACCGAACTGGTAGAGCCAGCCTTCCAAATCAAATCGAGTCCAATCCACACTTTGCAAAATATGTTGGTTTACTACTGCAGCATTCATTCTCTATACCTCAAAACTTCGCAAATCGTTTAAATACCAACATGGCTGCATCTCGCGCATGTTCATTGGTTCGACCTTTCCAACCTGTCATTCGGATAAAGTCTGTCGCTTGCTTTTTGGTAGCATTGGCTGCAGGGTGAATCATCTTGTAGGTGTAGCCCTGCTCTTTGCACCAATCTTCCCAAATCTGCGCATCACGTTTTACAGATCCAACGCCTTGAGCTTTTTCTCGTCCGCCCGTAAACCATGTACGTTTTCTAGCGTCTTCGATATACAAGCAAACGTTTTGCGCTCCCCAAATACCAATGTACTTTTGCACTTTGGTCATGGCTTGTGTGATGGATAGGCTTTCCACCTGTTCAAGCTCTCCGCCGTTACCACGGTCTGCAGCTACGGCGAAACCTGTATTCACTCCAGTATCTATCCCGATCATGATCTTCATGCTTGCATCACCCCTAGCTCATTTTTGTTGTTCAAGAACATTTGATTCACCAAACCGATGTATCCACACCAACCAAACACGTCGCTCCAGTAAGACCATGTGCCGTTGTGGTTTTGCCAAAATGTTCCATCGTTTTCGATATGTGTTGTGCCCTCAGGAATCATGCTGCCTCCTTCAAGTTGCCGCTAAAGCCGACTTGCTTCAGGTAACCTTCCCATTTTTTGGCTTGGGTTGGGTTTTGTAGTTTTACGGCGATGCGTGCAGCCAGTTTTTCAAATGATTCGCCCGGTTCGCTGTACTTGCTCGAAAATTCAGGATGGTGTGCAAGTTTCTGAGCAAAACTCGCAATTTGTTTGTCGCTGAGCTGCTTTGGGTTTTCGGATGCAGTGGTTTTGCTGTATCCCGTTTTTTCAGTGTTTGAATATTTGCTTCGGTAGGCGTTGAGTAACCAATCGGCAAAGTGAAAATTCATCAGTGCATCGCAGAGGGATTTGTCTTGGTTGTAAATCTCGAATGCACGTTTTTCTCGTTCAGCCCATTTTGCGTTCAGGATGTTTTCCGCTTCGATGCTGTCATCCGCCAATGAAATTTCTTCACGAAGTTTTTTCAAGCAAAGCCAGTCTTTTTTATTTTTAGATTCTATTGGAAGATTCCTTGGGAGATTCTGTGTCCCAATTTCGGTACTGGTCTCGGTACCGTTTTCGGTACTGGTACTTGTTCCGTTTTCGGTACTAGTACCAATATTGGAACAAGTACCTAAATTGGTACTAGTACCGTTTTTACCACTAGTCCCCTTTTTGGTACTGGTTGTTTCATCTTCTCGACCGATCACACCGAGCAGTTGGTAAACTTTTACGCCGTTGCCAACAATGCTGCCTGTAAATTTAATCAATGCTTTTTGTTCTAGGTCGTCTAAAACTTTGATGATGGTTTTGCGGTTCATCTTGGTGTCTTTGACCATTCGCATAATGCTTGGGTAGCATTTGTGGTCTTCTCCTGCACGGTCTGCAAGTGAAAGTAATATGAGGCGTTGTGTGGAACTTTCTACTTCCGCTTTCCAAGCCCAAATCGTTGCATCTAAGCTCATGGGGTTACCTCTTTTTTATCGTCTACGCACTGGTGTATCTGCGTATCGAGTTCTGCCAATATTTCGTGTAGTCGGTGGATTACCCTAGACATGTCTAGTGCTTCCCCGCGTGTGATGCGTCCGTCTGCCATCATTTCTTTAAATAGCGTGTAGACGTTTCCGCCTTTCATCCCAAAGGTCAGGACGAGATCGGTTAATGCGGTGTCTCGGCTTTCAGGTATGTCAGGCAGGTTAATCGCCACTTTGCCGTGTTGGGCATTGAGGCTTTGCAGTATTCGGTAGTCGTTTGTGAGTGCCATCAGTTTTGAGGCTTCGAGTAGCGTCAAGTGATGGGTGTCTGTGTTTGGATTGACTTTGCTATTGAGCACGGCGGGACTTTTGATGCCCATACGTGGAGCAAGTGCCGATGCCCCGCCTTTGTAGTCATGCACAGTGTTGTAAGCAGCATCTAACATGTTCATATCGTGTTCCTTTGAACGTTTTCATTCGATGGGTGCTTTATTACTATTTTTAGTAGAACGGACGAATGCCCAATTGATATCAGGTCTTAAATGCTCTGCTTTAACTTGCTGATTGGTTAATTCTTCAATTGATAAGCAACGTTCTTCAGGAATTCTATCGAAATTCCATTTACTTAAAGCCCACGGCGTAATCCCTATACTGCGGGCTAATGCCGACTTACTCCCTGCTATTTTTATAGCTTTTTCTAAAGCAACCTTTGGTGATGACATCATGCGACCATTAACACTACTTAAAGTAGAAGATAATATACTACCTAAAATAGTATTGGTGCAACTTAAAATACGAGGTAATATTCTACCTGTGGTAGAAAATGGAAAGAAATCCAACGTGCAAACAGCTAAATATCATGATTTTGCATCTAGGCTAAAAAGTCTTATGGATAAAGACGACTCGCCTATAAAGACTGTAAATCAGTTGAAAGATGCAATCGAAGTCACATACGAAATGGCTCGTAGATATACGCTTGGAGTTGCAAAACCACGCGAAGAAAAAATGCAGATATTGGCTGAAAAATTTAATGTAGATATTAGCTACTTAGATCATGGAACAGGATTAGAAACTAACATTTCAAGCCCCTTTCCAGTTGCAGGTCGATTAGTACCCGTAATTTCATGGGTACAAGCTGGTACTTGGACTTCTACTGAGGCTGTACCAGCAGGCACACAGTTTGAGGAATGGCTACCACCGAATCCAAAATGCGGGAAACATGGCTATGGTTTAGAAGTTGTTGGAGAATCAATGCTTCCAGACTTTAGACCACATGACAAAATATATGTAAATCCTGACTTTCAAATAAGTGATTTAAAAACAGGTGATTTGGTTATCGTTGCATGCGATGGGGAGACAGAAGCAACGTTCAAGAAATTGATCGTAGAAAGCAACGGTATGTATTTGGAACCCTTAAACCCGAAATGGCTTGAAAAAATCATGGAGCTTCGTGAAGGATGCAAATTGGTTGGTAAAGTTGTTGGGTTGTATAGAGATGTTTAAATTAATATTTTTAAGAATGTAATATATCGGTCGACAATGAGTCCTATTTTTTTTAGAATATTAAATATAAAATCGGTTTTAGGTAAATAATTATGAATGAAAAACCAACTTTAGTTGATCTTTTCTGTGGTTGTGGGGGGTTCGGATTAGGAGCTGAGTTAGCAGGGTTTCACTCTCTAGCTGCCATTGATATTGACCGCACACTACAATCAGCTTATAAAAATAATTTTCCTAATACAAAAGTTATTAATAGTGATATATCTAAAATTACGAAAAAAGATTGGGAAAAAATCTTAGGGAAAACAGAAATTGATGGTGTTATTGGCGGTCCTCCGTGTCAAGGTTATAGCCGCATGGGTATAGGTGATGTAAACGATCCAAGACGACAACTATTAGAAGTATTCTTTCAACAAATTAATACACTAAAGCCCAAGTTTTTTATAATGGAAAATGTAGAAGGCTTAATGGATAAAAAAAATCGCCCACAGTTGGATAAAGCGATATCAATCATAGATAAGAGATATAAAGTATTAGAACCTATAATTATAGATGCATCAAAGTGTGGGGCACCAACAACTAGAAAACGCGTTATCGTTATTGGCTATGACCCAATTAGAATGTCAGAAATATCACCAGAACAATTCATATTCAATGATTCTATAGTTACAGTCAAAGATGCTATATCTGATATACCGTCACCGATTAATCAGTCAAAAGATGATCAAGATTATGGATTTGCTGAATATCGAGACAATGCAAATTTATCAGAATATGCAAAATTAATGCGTTCCTTTCCGCCAAAGAGTTTAGGTACCAATACTGCAAAGCTTGAACTAAATTTTAGGAGAGTATCTGGTTTATTTGATACCATACATACGGATAAAGTCCGTCAACGTTATCAAGATACTCCTCAAGGTAAAATAGATCCTGTAAGTAAGTCTAAGAAACTTGCATGGGATGGTTTATGCCCTACTCTGAGAGCTGGTACTGGTTCAGATAAAGGTGGACATCAAGCTGTAAGACCTTTACATCCAGAAGAAGGACGAGTCATTACTGTAAGAGAAGCAGCTAGATTACAAGGATTTCCAGACTGGTTTACTTTCCATCCTACGAAATGGCATAGTTTTAGAATGATTGGAAATAGTGTATCTCCAATCGTATCCAAAAAAATATTAAGTATAATTTACGAAGTACTTACTTCACATGAAAAATTAAAAGAGATTGCTTAGTTAAATAGGAAAAATGATGAGTCAAATGAACAATACTTTAAAAATTTCAATGGGAACGTCATCTGATTTTTTAGAGCAGATATTAACAAAAGATGTTTCAACATTAGAAGCTATATATGATTTGATTGATAATTCAATTGATGCTGCAAGAAACCAAATTTTATCAAATAAAAGTGCTTTAAAAGATAGTTATGGTTTACCACAAACCTATGAAGGTTTTTCGGTATCTTTAAATATTACAGATGATACTTTTTCAATTGAAGATAATTGTTTAGGTATGGATGAAAATACTTTAGCCACAAAAGCTTTTGTTATTGCATCAAGCTCTAGCCATGAATATGGTATCGGACAATATGGCATTGGTTTAAAACGCTCATTATTAAAAATTGGCACTCAATATAAATTTATTATTGATAATGGTACAGAGTCATACTTTGCAGAGTTTACCAATAATAATTTTGGTGGTTCTGGTGATGATTTAGTTGCAAGTATTAGCAAATCTAGCGGTAAACCACATACAGTATTTACTGTCTGCAAATTAAAAGACGAAATTATTAAAGACATCAAAAATTACAGATGGATTGATAATGCAATTCATGGATTAGAAGATAGATATTCAATTTACTTTTCAAAAGGCTTTAAAATTTCGCTTAATTATTTTGGAAAAACCTTAGAGTTAGACTCAAAATTACCTAAGCTTAGAATAGATAGTAAAATTCCGTCTATAATTGAAAAAAAAGATTTTGGAGATGTAAAAGTAATAATTGAGTCTGGAATTCATGAAAACTATTATTTTCGTTCAGAAACAAAACACTCATTGAGCGAAAATAAAAAACTAACTAATGACTTTGGTATCTACTTTATTTGTAATGATCGTGTGATCGTAAAAGCAAGTACCGATGCTAAACATGGCTGGAAAACAAAATGGCATTCTGAATATAATGGATTTGTGTGCCTTGTCAGATTTGTTGCTAAAAACCCAAGTGAACTTCCTTGGAATACTGCAAAAAGTGCTATGCGAGAAGACGCTCCACTTTTTTTAGATGTTATAGATAATATTCAACCAATTGCCGATAAATATCGTTCTGAAATAAAAGATAAATATATTAAGAAAAAAACTCCTAAATCAAAAAACGATCCAAACAATCCAAACAATCCAAACAATCCAAACAATCCAAACAATCCAAACGATCCAAACGATCCAAACGATCCAAACGATCCAAATGATCCAAATGATCCAAATGATCCAAATGATCCAAATGATCCAAATGATCCAAATGATCCAAATGATCCAAATGATCCAAATGATCCAAATGATCCAAATGATCCAAATGATCCAAATGATCCAAATGATCCAAATGATCCAAATGATCCAAATGATCCAAATGATCCAAATGATCCAAATGATCCAGAAAAAATAAAGAATGAACGTTTAAAAAAACCGAAGCATGCAAAGGCCATTCTGAAAGATCAAGATATGATCAGAATGATAAATCGGTTAAATATTCCTAAATTTAATAGTTTATATCAGTCTTTAACAGATATAGATCCTGATAAACATCCATTACTCACGGTTGTTGGAATATGGGCATTTTTAGATAGTTTAGCTAGAGTTGATGACAGCTATTCAGGCTCGGACTTTAGCGGTTATTACAATGGTAAACTTCAGAATTATCCTGTTGCAGATAGGGAGCAACTTAAATTAATTAAAAAATTATTTGAATGGTGTTTGCATGAAGGCAATTTTGATAAGCATGATAATGACTATGCAACTCTAAACGGATTAGAAGCTGCCTATAAATTTAATAAGCTTCAACCAGTTATTGCCCACATCATAGAAAACCATATATTACCAAAACAAAATACTGACAAAAACAATAAAAAGTAGATAATATTGACTATTTTTCTACTTTTGGTAGTATTGATCTCGTAATCAATAAAAAAGCCCCTTCACTTTGGACGGCGACGGGGCTTTGCAATTAAGCGAGATAAGTATGAAACAAAAGCCTATACACAGTCAAACGACACCTATTCTTTTGCAACATCCAACGGCGGCTGATCTTCATCCATCAGTTTGGAAAGTCATATACATCAACCTCAAAGAATTTAGCCTCTTTGCCCTACTCGCCTTTTTACTTTGGCTATTCATCCAATTTTGCTATGCAGTGGTTGGAGGTTAATCAAATGAGTAAATCTAAAAATCGTGGAAAAATATATCCAAATGATTCTTTGATTATGAGTCTAGCTGTTTGTGAACTTGGCACTGAAGAAAATCCAGAGCAATTTGCATTTCATTTGGCTGGCATGAAATCACCAATGATTATTTCCAAGAAAACTGGTAAACGTTTTATTTTGCCTTTAGAAGACCTTGTTGCTATGGCAATTGAGGCTGGAATTGAATCGGAGGCAACTCCAAATGGCGACTAATATCAAACGAATTAAACTCACTATTTTTGCTGAACAATATTGGACAGACGAAGAGTCACGACCATGCCGTGCAACACTCATTAGCCATATTCAACGTGGTTGGTTGAGTGGTAAGAAAATAGGTACGCACTGGTATATCGAGTGCACATCATGGGGTGTACCTCTCTACTACAACAGCGAGACACCTAAAATTGCATTGGAGTCTCCACCAATAACAGGCAATCCGATCGCAGATCGAATATTAGCTGAGATATGACATGACACCACGACCACGCGGAACAGGGAGCCTCGACCTCCCACCCCATGTCGAGATTGATAAAAAGTCAAATGGTACGATCTACTATCGTTATATGTTACCCAATGGACAACGTAAATCACTCGGCAAAGATCGTAATGAAGCTATCGTCGCGGCAATGGCTTTAAATGCGGCTTTGGACAGACATCCAGATATCGTCGCAAAAATACTAGAGACTAACCGTAAAATCACAACCAACATTCCAAGCTTTGAAGATGGGTTGAAAGAGTTCCTACAACTACGACTCTCTGAAAAAACTTATGCCAAATCGACATTGACCATTATCAATGCCAACTGCGATAAGTATATCGACACTTGGGGTTCGATCTTTTGCAATGAAATCACTTTAAATATGTTGGCCACTTTTCTAAAAGAACAAACACCGTTCCAAGCAGAAAAGCATCGTTCTTTGCTGATCGACATATTTAAATACTTTGTGGCAAATGGTTGGGCGAATGACAACATCGCTGAGAAAACCTTAAAACCAATTCGACCGAAGAAAACACGGCAAAGACTGAGTAATGAAACGCTTGCTCAAATACGCGCAGTTAGTCCTGATTGGTTGAAATATGCAATCGACTTGGCACTGCATTCCACTCAACGCCGTGGCGATCTAGTGGCATTGTTACGCACTGCAGTGAATGTGAAAGAAAATACATTTACCGTCCTGCAGCACAAGTCATTAAATTATGACAAGCCGATCTATATCGAAGTAGATATGCATCCTGAACTGGCGGAAGCTGTGGTGAAGTGCCTTGAAAATTCGTTTCGTTTGAACTGCCCTTACCTCATCGCAACTCGTCCTGATCGCATCACGGCGCATAACCGAGCTGTGAAGTTACATGCATTTGCTGTGACTGAAGATCACCTCACCAAGCAATTCCAAAAGTATCGGGATTTGTCGGGTGCATGTGACCATTTAGAGCCGAGACAAAGACCATCTTTTCATGATCTACGTGCGTTGGGTATTTTCAATATTACCGAGAAATATGGCAAAGCTTATGCTCAAGCATTAGCTGGTCATGCGACCGAAAAAATGACGGATCACTACCTACAAGGACATGAAGAACCAAAGCCACAACGCGTCAGTTTTAGATGA